GAAAATGGTTTCGAAACAATCGTAAAAAACGCAACAACAGGTGCAGTTACAAAAATTGCAGATGTTAATGGCGTAACAGGCGGAAACTCAGTTACAGCTGATGCAGCTGTAGAGTCAGGTGCTTTATTTTTAAGCAGTATCGCAACTGATGGCTTCGTAATGAAAACTTACCAAGCGACTGTATCTATAACAAACGGAAACACTACAGGCGATGAAGCAGCAATTGGTTTTCCAGCAAACTTCATTCCAATGTTCTGTGTAGTAAGAAACACAGCAGCTACGACTACTGGCGGAAATATTACAGATGTAGGAACAGCTGGTGACCCTAACGCATACGTAGATGGAGCAGTTTTATCTACAAGTGCAGCGGGAGCACAAATCTTTGCTTGCAACGGTGTTGCGGGTGTAGGATCTGGTGGATCTGGAACGACAGCAGGAATACCATTAACTCCTGATGAAATCAGAGTGACAATGGCAGATCCTGGAGCGTCTGGTGCGTCTGTTGTAGTAACATTTATTGGTATTACATTTACAGAAACATTAGACTTAGTATAATAATTAAACTGGAGCTCCTTCGGGAGCTCCTAATTTGGAGAAAATATGTCAAGTACAAGTATACAGGCGAAAATGTTTAAAGCTGTTACAGCAAGCACTACAGCAATCGCTGCTGTGCAATCCCCAACTGGTTCTGGAAACATGACCTTAACTGGATCTGCTGTAAATGATGGCTCAAACATGTCAACGACTGTTACACTGACCTCTGCTAACAATAATGCTGCTGTTTCTTTCACAGTCACAGGAACGGACGCGAGCGGTAACGCTGTTTCTGAAACAATTGGTACTGGTCCAAACGCTGGAACAGTAACTGGTTCAACAAAGTTTCTAACAGTAACTCAAATTAGCCACTCAGCAACCATTTCAGCTGTTTCTGCTGGATTTACAGCAACAACCGATACCACTGGTATTGTATTTGCTGGAGCGACAAGAGTTAGAGGAATGCACGGAGTATCAAAATCTTCGGCTGCTGGTGCGATGATCATTAGAAACGGATCTCAATCAGGAGATAAAAGGTTAGAACTAGATGCCCCTGCGGCTGCTGGTATGATAGATCCTTATATCCCTGATGAAGGTATTCGTTTTCCTGATGGTGCATTTATCGACATTAGCGGTGGATTTGATAGTGTAACGGTATTTTTTGATGGAAGTTACTAATAAAGAATATACGTTAGGACTTTTAAAATTAAAGCGTGGAGGCGATGTAATGCCTCCACGTAGTAAAAAGTATTTTCGTTCTACAAAAAGTGGAGCGGGGATGACAGCAGCTGGTGTTGCTAAGTACAGGAGAGATAATCCTGGTTCAAAACTTAAAACAGCAGTTACAGGCAAAGTAAAACCTGGATCAAAGGCCGCAAAGAGACGTAAATCATTTTGTGCTAGAAGTGCTGGACAAATGAAGAAGTTTCCAAAAGCAGCTAAAGATCCTAACTCTAGATTAAGACAAGCTAGAAGGAGATGGAAATGTTAGAAAAAATAAAACAACAAATTTTGTGGGTAGTCAGAACTATTTGGAACAAAATCAAAAGTGTTTGGAACAAATGGGTTTCTTGGGTATTCAAAGGATTTTATAAGTAGGTAATTTATGGCCTTAAAAATTTCTGAGTCCGCAGCCGTGCAAATGCCGATGAAGACGGTTGCCAGTCTGATCACGATAATCGCGATTGGGACCTGGGCTTATTTTGGCATTCATGAAAAATTAAATCAGCATTCTACAAAAATAGAATTGATGCAAAAAGATTTAGATCAAAACTCAGAGTTTAGAATTAAATATCCAAGAGGTGAGTTAGGTCAATCAGCTGGAGAGGCAGAACTTTTTATGATTGTAGAGCATGTCAGTGGTTTACTAGAGGATGTTGAAGAAGAGATTAAAGGCATGAGAAACAATGCAGTTAATATAGAGTTTTTAAAGAAAAGAACTGAAAAGTTAACTGAAGACGTAGAGAAGTTAATTAGAAACGGGAGTCACTAATGATAGAAACTGTATTCGCTCTTATCTTAACTTTAAACGGAAATATGATAGAGCATGTATATAAAAACAACCTCAGTGATTGTTTGAAATCCAAGCGTATCGCGCAGAACGAGGTTAATCCAGAAAGAGTTGTTTTCTCTTGTCAAAAAGTAAAGGCACAAACAGAGATTTACATGGATAGAAAAAAGATTGTAAAAATATTACCATAATGGAACCAATCTGTTATATATTTTTAATGCTGTGGCTAATGGGGATATCTGAATAATGGAAAATTATATTGTTGAGCCATTTTTACCTATCAATACTATTATAGCTTTTATTTTGTTGTGTGTGGTAATATGGTATGGGTTAAATGATAAATGAGTTATTTAAATGCAAACATACCTGTGGAATATGCACAGATAAGGAAGGAGTATCTTTATGATCTTAAAAGTCATCATGGGGAAGTTGAAGATTGCATTATCTTTGGTCTTACCTGTATTACGGGTAAAGCTATCTTATTTCATGCAATTATGGAAAACGGAGCTATTTTCTATCGTTTGCCGATATCTGCATTCATTCAAAGGGGTTTTAAAGCAAAGGACGTTCCTAGGCGTAGATTGGATGAATTGGAGTTATGGAATTCTTTCAGTTATTTTCCTGCTGTTACTTCTTGGGATATTTTAGAAGCTCAATCAGGAAAATATATTGGTAAAGATAAAAAGTGGCATCATGGTAAATATTTATTTACTGTTGACTTTGCTCATCCTGAACCAAACATTCTAGATACGGATCATTCAGAAATACCACATGAACATAAATGTGCACACGTTTTATCATTAGATGATGGCAACTATGCAGCACAACCAAACAACAGATTGATTTGGGATATTCCATCCTTTACAGTTAAAGATAATATTCCTGATTGGAAAGTGCAAACTTCTGAATGGAATGTAGAAGATACAAGTAAATGGAGAACAGAAGATACAGATAAATTTTTTTATGAAATAGAGGAGAAGAAAAAATGAAATTAACAGCTAACATAACTCTTGATGAATTAACAAAAAGTCAGGTTGCGGAGAGAAAAGGTATCAACAACAATCCTAACCCACAACAAATTGAAAACTTAAAAGCTTTAGCAGTAAACATATTGCAACCGGTGCGTTCACACTTTGATAAACCTTTAATTATATCATCAGGATTCCGTTGTGCTCAGCTCTGCCTAGAGATAGGAAGTTCAGTAAATTCTCAACATGTAGCAGACGACAGTGCAGCCGCAGCAGACTTTGAGATACCAGGTGTAGATAACAGGGAACTTGCAACATGGATTAAATCAGAGCTAGAGTACGACCAGCTCATCTTAGAATTTTACCGTGACAATGAACCTTCTTCGGGCTGGATACATTGTTCATACTCGACAAACTCAAATAGAAATCAATCCTTGCGTGCTAAAAGAATTGATGGTAAAGTCGTGTATTCTCCATGGCTCGAATAACTGTTATAGATAATTTTTTAGAAGATAAACATTTTAAAAAAATTAAAGAATATTTCACATCAAGTTTGATACCTTGGTACTGGTTGCATGTAGATGTGCTTCTTGATGATAATCAAAAAGAGTTAAATAAAAATGGTTTTTTTAATCATTGTATTTACAACCATTGGCAGTTTTTAGCATCTTATCCTGATGAATTAATTTTAGTCACAAAAAAATTAAATGTTAGAGCCCCCTTACAAATTAGAGCTAATTTAAACTTAAGAGATATTGATTCAGTTAGTTCTAAATGGCACGTTGATTATCCGGATATTAAAAATAATAAAACAGCGATATATTATTTAAATAATAACAATGGTAAGACAATATTAGACGAAAATGGAACGTATAAAAAAGTTGACAGCAAGGAAAATAGAATGTTAATATTTGATGGTGATATAAAGCATAAGGCTCAATATCAAACTGACGTACATAAAAGATATTTATTAAACATAAATTATATATAATATGCCAATAGGAAGATCACAGATACCACAACAAATCGAAGGAAAGCTTAGGGGTGCCCGTGATGAAAAAAAGAAAGTTAAACTATACTCAAAGGGTGGAATGAAGAACGGAAGAAAATTAAATAAGTTAGCTGTGCAACTAGGCAAATCTGCAAAACTGCATTCAAAACAAGCTAAAGTAGTGAAAGGAATAATTCGTGGATCCAAAAAAAGGAACGGGAAAAAAGCCTAAAGGATCTGGTAGAAGACTCTACACAGATGAAAATCCTAAAGACACGGTAAGAATAAAATTTGCTACACCTGCTGATGCAAGAGCCACAGTTAGGAAAGTAAAAAATATTAACAAGCCATTCGCAAGAAAGATACAGATATTAACTGTTATGGAGCAACGTGCTAAGGTTATGGGTAAAACACAGGTGGTTAATATTGCAAATCAAGCCAAAAAACAAATACGCAAAACTCGTAAGGTCTAGATCATATCGTCCTAAAGTGATACAATCTAAAAAGTTGTACGACCGCAAAAAGGAGAAAACATCTCTCAAAGTGGCCACTAAAGAAGGAGAATAAAATGACAAAACTATGTCCTAGAGGAAAAGCGGCAGCGAAGCGTAAGTTCAAGGTATATCCCTCAGCATATGCTAACGCCTACGCATCTAAAATCTGTGCTGGTAAAATTAAAGATCCTGCTGGAGTGAGAAGAAAAGATTTTAGAGGACCTAAACCAGCAGCCAAAGGAGCTATGATTAAAGCAAAAGAAGGCTCTTACATAGGTTCTTATATCAAGAGCGATATAGACGGAAAAAAAATTTCTAATAAATCTTACGAAAAATATTATAAAGGCATGATCTAATGGCTAGAGGTTCTTGCTGGGTTGGTTATGAACAAAAAGGTATGAAGAAAAAAGGTAATAAATTAGTTCCTAACTGTGTTCCTGCTGGAATGAAAAAAGGAGGATTGAAAGAATGGTTCAGACAAAAATGGGTAGATATTGGGAGCAAGCGAAAAGATGGATCATTCGCAAAATGTGGAAGATCGAAACAACGTGCGGATGCAAAACGGAAGTATCCAAAATGCGTGCCCTTAGCAAAAGCAAGAAGAATGACAGAGGGTCAAAGAAAATCTGCCGTTGCAAGGAAACGGGCCGCTGCCAATGTGGGACCAAAACCAACTAATGTTAAGACTATTTTAAAAAGAGACATAGGTGGTGATGTAAAAAAACCTAAAATCAAAAAAGGTAAATTTAAAGTTAATTTATTTACTTTTGATATGCCTAAGACAAGATATGGAGATAATATCATAACTGCCGTAGAGGATACGAAGGTAGATTTAGATCCAAACATAAACTATAGTAGAATATATAAAAATAACATCCAAGTAGATCTTGGAATATCTACAAAAGGAAAAGCTGGAGTAAAAATAAAAAAGGTATTTTAATTATGGCAACATCAGGTTCATCATCATTTGATTTAAATATAGACGATATTATTAATGAAGCATTTGAAAGATGTGGTCAAAGAGCTATGAGCGGTTATGATTTAAAAACTGCTAGAAGATCCTTAAATTTATTATTTTCTGATTGGGGAAATAGAGGAGTTCATCTTTGGAAAGTTTCATTAAACGAAGTGGCATTAGTTTCAGGGACTGCTCAATATGCAGTAAATGAAAGTGTAAGCGATGTTTTGGAAGCTTACATATCTACAACAGCTGCGGCATCAGATAATGCTAACACACAAGATGTATCTTTAACAAAAATAGACAGATCTGCGTATGCAGCATTACCAAACAAATTAGCAACTGGTCAACCCTCACAGTATTTTGTAGATAGACAAACAACACCTCAAATTTTTTTATATCAAGCACCTGATGCTTCTACGTTTACAACTTTGAAATTTTACACCATAAATAGAATACAAGATGCTACAGAATACAATGGTCAACAAGCAGATGTAGTTTATAGATTTTTACCATGTATGTGTGCAGGATTAGCTTATTACTTATCTATGAAAAAAGCTCCTGACAGAATACAGCCGATGAAAATTATTTATGAAGATGAAATGAAAAGGGCTTTGGAAGAAGACGGGCAGAGAACATCATTATATATCTCACCTCAGTCGTACTTTCCAAATGTATCATAATGGCTAAATATGCACAGGGTAATAGATCGTTAGCAATCTCAGACAGAAGCGGACAAGCTTTTCCATATCAAGAAATGGTTACTGAGTGGAACGGTTCTTTCGTACATATCTCTGAGTACGAAGAGAAGCATCCACAGATAAGAAGAAAAAGAGTAACTGCTGATGCAATTGCTTTACAAAAAGTAAGATCACAAAAATTTCAACAACCTCAAACAGTTGCGAGTAATGATAATACTTTAGCTGATTCAGGAGGAACAGTTGTTGGAGTGGCTAATTTAACTTTGCCTGGAGACTTTGCTTTTGAAACTTTTGATACAGAGGTCACAAGTAATGGCATAACAACATCTTTGCAAACTATGCAACCAAGAGATCCATCTTTGCAAAATAGAAGAAGAGAGGCCTCAACTTTATTAGGTAACGTAACAGTGAGTATTTCATAATGGCTATAACTTATACAAATTTTTTAACTCAAGTAAGAAACTATACTGAAGTTGATAGTAATGTATTATCAGACTCTTTAATTGATCAATTTATAAGAAACACTGAGTTAGATATCGCTGGTCAAGTTGATTATGACGATTTAAGAAAATACGCTACCTCTAACTTAGTGGCTGCAAATAGATATGCATCATTACCATCAGATTTATTAGTATTGAGATCTGTTCAAATAATTAACTCTAATGTGAGAGATTTTTTAGAAAAAAAAGATACAAGTTTTATTTCAGAGTTTGCCCACAACAGCACAGTAACAGGCACTCCTAAATATTATGCCAACTGGGATGAGGACCACATTTTAATAGCACCAACTCCGACTAGCAATTTTCAAATACAGATTAACTATATTAAAGATCCTCCTCATTTTAATAGTACAACAACAACTTTTTTATCTAAAAACCAAGAGGCATTGTTATTATATGGGGTTTTGAAAGAGACATTTGGTTTTTTAAAAGGACCTGAAGATCTATACAAACTCTATTCAGATAGGTATAATCAAAGTATACAAGCTTTTGGCCTACAACAAATGGGTAGAAAAAGAAGAGGAGAATATGACAGTGGAGTTCCTCGTATCAAAATACCTTCACCGTCACCATAACAATTTAAGGAGATAAAATGGCAATAACAACTAACGCAATATGCAATTCTTTCAAAAAAGAACTTTTGGAAGCTACGCACAACTTTAAAAATCCAGGTGGAAATACATTTAAGTTAGCAATGTATGGGACACCGGCTACATTAGGAAAATCAACAACCTCTTTCACTACGGGTGGACAGGTATCATCACCAACAGGTGGATACTCTTCTGGTGGAAAAGCTCTTGTTAATGTAGGAACATCTTTAGCAACTAACACTGCTATTACAGATTTTGCTGACCTATCTTTTACTGGGGTTACAATTACTGCAAGAGGTGCATTAATTTATAACGATACTGCAACTGGTGATCCAGCTGTAGCAGTTTTAGATTTTGGCGGTGAAAAAACTGCAAGTAATGGAACTTTCACAATTCAGTTTCCAGCATTTACAACGAGTGCAGCAATATTGAGAATCGCATAATTTAAAAGGAGGTGCCTGCTATGGCGAACATTATTAATTTGTTTTTCATAGCGGGATCTCCGTTATACCCCGAGGTAATTGATGGCTAATAATAGATGGGGTCAAGGTGAATGGGGTATAAATAACTGGGGCGATCAAGCCGACACTGTTTTTACTGTTTCAGGTTTAAGTTTAACTACATCCGTAGGAACACCAACAGAAGTTTCTGGTGAGATAAATCAAGGTTGGGGTAGATTAACTTGGGGCGAGAACGCATGGGGTGTTGCAGGTGACATCGTTGCGGTAGGTCAATCATTATCAACTAATATAGGCGGAGCAACTGCTAACTTTGGTTCAAGTGATTCGCCTA